TGTTCAACGCGGTGTCTCTGATGGCACTGAACCCGGCTGGAGCCGGTAAGTCGTTCTGGGAAACCGCATGAAATTCTTCGACCGACTGTTGGGCCGCAAGTCGGCTGAACTCACCTACGACCAGATCGCCGGCCTCATTGACGGCGTTTCAGGCGGCAAGGTGGCTGGTGTTTCGGTGACCGAGAAGACGGCCCTTCAAGTGGCCACTGTGCTGGCCTGCGTGCGTGAGATCGCCAACGGTTGCGCCACGCCGAAGCTCAATGTGTACCGCGAGAGCGCCAATCGCCCTCGGGAACTGGCCACCAACATCCCGGAATACCGCCTGCTGGCGCGTCGGCCGAACGAGTGGCAGACCTCTTTCGAGTGGCGCCGGATGATGACCCTTCACGCGGCGCTCACCGGCGCCGGTTTGTCCATCAAGGTGCGTGGCGACAACCGCCGGGTTCGGGAACTGATCCCGGTGGAGCCGGGCAAGTGGAGCGTGACGCGCACTGGACGGTATGACCTGGTGTACCGCTGCTGGGATGAGTACGGCCTGATCGGCGAGTTCTCCCCAGATGAGGTGTTCGTGTTGAATGGCCTGCAGTGGGAGTGGACTCAGAGCATGAATGCGGTGACGCTGGCCCGGTCGGCTATCGGCTTGGCCATCGCCACGGAAAGAAGCCAGCAGTCGATGCACGCCAACGGGCTTCGACCCAGCGGCACTTACACGTTTGAGGGCACGCTCAATCAGGAGCAGCACGACCGCCTGACCAAGTGGATCGCCAAGATGTCCGGCCCGGAGAATGCCGGTAGGGCGATGATTCTGGACCGATCGGCCAACTGGCTTTCTACGGCTGTGAAGCCATCGGACGCCCAGCACATGGAGACCAGGCGCAACCAGGTCGAGCAGATTTGTCAGGCCTTCGGCGTTTTCCCGGCCATCATCGGCCACTCCGACAAGGCCAGCACCTACGCCAGCGCCGAGTCGTTCTTCGACGCGCACCTGCGCCTGACATTGCGGCCCTGGCATGAGGCCTGGACGCAGCGCATCGACGAGATGCTGCTGGATGGCTCCGGCCCGCTCTGGGCTGAGTTCGACACGCGCTACCTGCGCGCCGGCTCCGTGAAGGACCGCGCCCAGTGGGCCCGCACGATGGCCGAGATGGGCATTTACACCCGCAACGAGATTCGAGACGAGGAAGGCAAAGACCCGCTGCCGGGCCTCGATGAGCCGCTCACGCCGATGAACATGGGCGGCGCCAAAACACAGGAAGGGCAAAGCAATGAAGACCAGCCACAAGACCCCAATGCGGCCGCCTGAGCGCGCCAATCGCCGCGGCGCTCCCGAGCGCAAGAGCGATCCGGTCACCGGCCGCCAGGTGCGCTCCTTTGCGCTCCACATCAAGGCCGCGGGCGAAGATGGGACCGTCGAGGGCTACGGTTCTGTTTTCGGGGTCCGCGACAACTATGACGACGTGATCGCCAAGGGCGCATTTGCGGCCACCCTGAAGGCTCACAAAGAAGCCGGCACCATGCCGGCGATGCTCTGGCAGCACAGCGCAGACCACCCCATCGGCATCTGGACCGAGATGGTCGAGGACGAGAAGGGCCTGCGCATCAAGGGGCAGCTCGCGCTGGAAACCGTGAAGGGCAAGGAAGCCCATGCGCTGCTGAAGATGGGCGCGCTCAACGGCCTGTCGATTGGCTTCATGAGCAAGCAGTGGGCCTACGACCGCGAGACGGACGTGCGCACGCTAACCGAGATCGACCTGTGGGAAGTCTCCCTAGTCACGTTCCCCGCCAACGAGAAGGCGCGGGTCACCAATGTGAAGTCGTCGGAAGACCTGGCGACCCCGAAAGATGCTGAGCGGGCCCTGCGAGATGCCGGGTTCAGCAAAAGCGACGCGACGGCCTTTGTGTCTCGCGTCATGCGGATGGGAGAAGCGCGGAGTGAGTCCGTGGGTTCTACCGCCGTGGCGATGAAGGCGGCCGACCGGCTGCTGAAGTCTCTCACCACCTGAGCACACCACTCACCTCCCCAGACAGGCCGCCTCGTGCGGCCTTTTTCATTCCCGAAAGGCAAATCATGAAGAAGACCATCCTGGCCGTCATGGCCATCCACGTTGCCGCTTTCCAGGCCAAGGCCTTGGCCGCCGGCATGTACGAGAAGCGCGAAGAGCCCTCGATCAAGTCCGTGGCCGATGCCCTGGACAAGATCGCGACCGCCTTCGACGAGTACAAGAAGACCAACGACGCCCGCATCGAAGCCATCAAGGCCGGCAAGGGCACCGCCGATCTGGACGCCAAGCTGGCGCGCATGGACGAGCACATCGACGCCCTGAACGAGGCCAAGAGCCGCCTGGAGAAGGTCGAGACCAAGCTGGCCCGCCCGGGCGCCTTGGATGGCCGCCGCCAGGAAGGCGAGAGCCAGGAATCGGCCGAGTACCGCAGCGCTTTCCTGGACTGGATGCGCGCCCCGGGCGACCACGAGCGCCAGCAGAAGGCCGCCGCTGCCGCTAAGGCGCTGGAAGCCAAGAGCAACACCCCCGAGCGCAAGGCCACCCAGGTGGTGACCTCCACCGGCTCGGCCGGCGGTTTCGCCCTGCCCGAGATCATCGAGCGCCAGATCGCCCGCCTGTCGGTGGACATCAGCCCGATCCGCCAGATCGCCACCGTGCGCACTGTGGGCAGCCCCGACTACAAGGAGCTGTTCGACATCAACGGCGCCGGCTTCGAGTGGCTTGGTGAAGCCGACACCCGAAACCAGACCAACACCCCGGATCTGGCGGAAGTCGCCCCCACCTTCGGCATGGCCTCGGCCAAGCCGCAGGCCTCGGAAGAGTCGCTGGACGATCTGTTCTTCGACGTGGAAGGCTGGCTGATCTCCTCGGCCGCCGAAGCCATCGCCCAGGGTGAAGGCGCCGCCTTCGTCTCCGGCAACGGCACCAAGAAGCCCACCGGCTTCCTGGCCGGCCCCACCCCGGTGGCCACCGTGGACGCCTCGCGCGCTTTCGGCACCTTGCAGTACATCGCCTCCGGCCAGGCTGCCGCGATGCCCACCAGCGCCGACGTGTTCTACGACCTGGTGTACAGCCTGCGTGCGCGCTACCGCAACAACGCCCGCTGGGTGACCAACAAGCTGGTGCTGGCCGCCATGCGCAAGTACAAGGACACCTCCAACCAGTACCTGTGGCAGCCCGCTCTGACCGCTGGCCAGCCGGCCACGTTCATGGGCTACGGCATCACCGAGGCTGAGGACATGCCCGCCGTGGCGGCCAACGCCTTCCCGCTGGCCTTCGGCGACTTCCGCGAGGGTTACCTGATCGCCGACCGCGTGGGCATGCGCATCACCCGCGACGAGATCACCACCCCGGGCTTTGTGAAGTTCTACGTGCGCAAGCGCGTGGGCGGCAAGCTCCGCAACACCCAGGCAATTAAGCTGTTGAAAATCGCTGCGTCCTGATCGGCGTCCTGCAATGAGGGGCCCCATTCGTGGGGCCCTTCTCTTTGGAGAAACACATGGAACTCATCGCATTGCAAGACTTCTCCTGGGCCCACGGCGGCGTGCGCGTGGAGGAGTTCAAGAAGGATCAGGTCATCGAGACCGAAGACGCCGACCTGATCGAAGTGGCCAGCCGCGAGGGCTGGGCCGAGCCCGTCAAGCCTGCCGACCCCGAGCAGAAGCAGCCCGAGCAGTCCGCCGATGAAGCTCCCGCCACCCAGCCGGCAGCCAAAGCGAAAGCCACGCAACCCAAGTCCAAGTGACGGTTGCGCGATGCGTCCTGACCCGGGCGCATCCCACAGCCACAACCCTCTCACAAGAAAGCCTGCACCATGAGCAAGACGATCAAGTACACCGGAACCCAAGACCGCTGGCCTGAGCTGGCGTACACCGGGAAGCAGTCTGTCTGGAGCCGTGGTCAGACGGAAGAGCGGCCTGATGCTGAGGCCAATGCGCTGATGGCTACGGGGTTGTTCAAGGACATGTCCTTGACTGCTCAGGAAGTCAGCGCCTCGGTCTTCTTTCCGCCCACCGACGACTATGCCGGCATCCTTCTGGCGTCCTACGCTGCTTGGCAAGCCGGCGGCGGCATCGTGCAGCTCAAGCCCATCGTCTACAACCTGACCGGACCCCTACCGCTGCGCAAGAACGTGCTCTATCGCGGCGTGGCCGCGCCCTGGCGCATGTTCGGGCACGAAAGCATCGACGGCGGCACCCGTCTCATCGGAGACGCGCAACTGGTCAATGCCCGGTGGGTTGGCGGCACCTTCAATGCCTTTGAATGGAATGCCGTGGACCGTGGGGCTCCCCACGTTGATGGCAACGCCTTCAAGGGAAGCGAGGAATTCGGCGCTGGCGTGAAAGACCTCATCATCGAGCAGTGCGCGTATGGCATCAAGGCGGGCGCACTGTACGAGGGCGGGTGCGCCCAGTTCCGCCTGGACAACGTGGTGGTGCTGCGCTGTTCCGAGTGGGGTGTCTGGATGGAGAACTGCGATTCTCCCCAGGTAGGCACCGTGACCTGCATGGACAACCAGAAGGGCCAGTTTGCCTTTGTGGTGTCCGGTGGGCCCAACGGCGCGTCGTGGAACTTCGGCGACGGCCACATCCATTCGATCTTCGCCCAGGCACCTCGCGGAAACGGCTTCGCGCACATGCGTTCCAAGGGCATCATGTTCCGCTGCCGTGGCTTGCAGGGCGACATCAACGACCTGCTGGTGAGCCATATCGGCATCAACGGCCTGGCCACCACCTATTCCGGCGTGGCCACCATGACCAACGGCGTGGCCGACATCGCGGTGCCCGACATTGCCATGTTCGGCGTGGACAGCCCGGTTTACTTCCAGACCACGGCGGGTGGGTTCACCGCCAACCGCGTCTACTTCGTCACCCAGGTGTCTGGCGACACGGGGGCAGGGACCATCCGGCTCTCGCAGGATGTTGGTGGTGCAGTCATCACGCCGAACGCCAGCGTCGCGCCGACCATCGTGAACCACGGTTACACCCTGGTGGAAATGAGTGGCAACTATGGTGGCGCAGCGGGGAAGATCACCTACAGCACGTTCCCGCACATCGATGCCGAGAACAACGGCACAGCCGGCATCGTGATGCAGGGCCTCAACGGCTGCTATGTGCGCAGCAACAGCACCGTGGGAAACAAGGGCATCGTGGTGCGAGCCTGCAACCGGTACAACAACCTGCACATGGAGTCGTCCAACAGCGGCCTCGATGTCGCAGACGGGGACTCTCGGAAAATCACCCTGACTGGCGTCCGCCCGCTGCCGGCAAAGCTGGCGTGGAACATGCCTTGCGGCCTTGTGCTTGAGGATGCCCACTTTGGTCTCGCCCTCTACATGGCCGGCCTGGGCGAGACAAACCCTGATCTTTGGGTCGGCGATACGGCGTGGCCCGCCATCAACATCGGTCGGTCGTTGCGCCACAAGACCAATCCATTCCCTGGCAACTACACCTGGGAAAAGAGCCATGGCGACATCGAGATGTACAGCGGTGCTGGTGGCCACACCTTCACGCTGCCGGCGATCTCTGATGTCATGGTGGGCATCAAGGTGTTCGTCACCAATCCGTCTGCCGGCGTGCTGAACGTGGCTTCCAGCGGTGGCCAGAACATTGTCGGCAACGGGGCCTCTGCCACCACCGGCACCATCGCCACGCTCACCAATGCCACCTTCGTGGCCTGCAAGGTCAACGGCATCTTCTACTGGGCGCGGTACTGACCATGACCTACCCCCGCCGATCTGGTGCACCAGCCCAAGAGCCGGTGACGCTGGCCGAGGCCCTGGAGCACCTCCGCGAGGATGCTGGGGTCGCAGACGCCTACGTGGCCAGCCTGATCACCGCCGCGCGCACCGCGTGCGAGGAGCGCATTGAGCGCACCTTGATCAGCACGGAATGGAAGCTGACGCTGGACTCGTTCCCTGATGCCATCGTGCTGCACCGCCCACCTGTGATCTCTGTGGCCAGCGTGAAGTACCTGGACGAGGAAGGAGTCGAGCAGACCCTGGACCCTGCCGACTACCTGCTGGACTCGGTGAGTGAGCCGGGCTACCTGGTGCCGGCGCCTGGCAAGGCCTGGCCCACGACGCAGGACCGCATCAACGCCGTGACCGTGACCTACTCGGCCGGCTACGGCACCACCGCCGCCAGCGTGCCCAAGCCCCTGGTGCAGTGGATTCTGCTGGCCATCGGCGAGATGTACGCGGT